CTCCCGTACAAGCGTTCCTTCTCTTTCCAAGTCAGCTGCGTTGGTGCTCGTTGCATCTGCTTGGTGCTCTTGGGGGGTGCAGTCGGTGGCTGGTGACAGTGGCCGGCGAAGGTGGTCGACTGTGGTCCCGCGTCCATGGTGGTGGTGGGTCCCGCGGCGAGTTTGGCGATCTTGGGGTTGACTCGGGCCGGTGAGAATGGCGTGGGCGGGGCCCTGGACTCGAGCAAGAGGTTGCGGTTCTCAAACGCCACGAGGTCTCTGAACGGATGTCGCCCTTCGGAAAACGCCCACAGGAAGCTCAACAGTTGGTCGGTGTCTTCCAGGGAGAGGCCAGTGTGCAGCGAGTTGGCCTGGCACATGCGGGTGGCGGTGTTGGCGTCACGGGTGACTTGCAGCATGGCGCCAACGGCCTCCCTGTAAGCGTCGTAATCCTCCTTGTTGGTGTAGGCCCTGGTCGCGACCTTGGCGGCGAGGCGCGGGAGATGCAGGGCTGCGCCGATGCGGGTGGTGATGAAGCTGACGAACTCACCAGTCGGGCGCATTGCGAGCTTCAACTTGAAGCCGCAGGTCTTCTCCAGCAAATCCACTCGCTCGGTGTCGATGGCGAGGTGCTTCCCGTAGATCAGTGAGTCGTCTCCCTTGAAAAGCGCGTGGTGCACGGTGTCGGGGTCCACGAGGGAGAGCATCACCGCGGCATTGAAGGAGGTGTTGCCAATCAGAGTATCAACGCGCCCAGAGTCCTTCTTGTTCCGGACCCAAAGGGAGGCGAATTTGGAATGCACGCCCCGGCGTTCCATCATGTCACGGAAGGATGTTCGTAGGACTTTCGGGCAGCCGACAGCCTTGAGCTGGAGCATCAACAGCTCGTGCTCGACGTTGTTCTGGGAGGAGTCGAATTCGGTCCAGTCACCCTCGAGGCACTGGTAGTCTTGGTCGCGGTGTAGGGTGTCGAGCAGGCCGAGCACTTCGGGGTCCGTGTACTTGGAGATGAAATGGTAGCGCCCGCGGGAACCGTTGATGTGGGCGTCCTCGATGAGCCTGGTGAATACGATCATGCAGAAGTTCAGGGTCTTGTCCCAAGCGGCGATGCCCTGGCCAGCTTTGTCCTTCTCCAGTGCGATCCCGTTGAGGTCGACTTTCTGTTGGGTCTTGATGCAGAACTTGACCTTCTCCACGCCCTGGTCGGTCCAGCAATCGATGTCCTTGAGGTCGCCGAGATCATGTTGCCGCTCCTGGTACTTCTCAACGGCCTCGAGGAAAACGCGGTCACGAGCGCCCGGGCGGGGCTCGAAGTCGATGTGCGAGGTCAGATTCAGGAAAAGCTTCTTCGCCTCGACCTTCGCACTGTGGGGCGCTAAGTTCTTGGTGTCTTTGGCGTAGCGCTTCAGGAGGGTGTTCACTGAGAACTGTTCCTGTCGGGCGTTGGTGACGCGCACTCTCTGCTCCATCGGGTAGCGGTAAACGGTGTGGACACGTTGTTCGCGGTCTGCGTCGTTCACTTGGTCCATGCGGAGAGCGCCACTGGTCGAGGTCTCGGCTTCCATTTTTGTGCAGACGACCCCTAGATATTCGCGGGGTTCCGGGTCGGTCGGGTAGATCTTCTGCAGGATTGCCGAAACGAGTGCCGGCTGACTGTTCGCCGGTTTGAAGCTGCGACTGGCTTCGGGCACAACGTCCTCAGGCTGGATGGGGCGGTCTGGTGCCTCGGCAGGGAGATCGATGGCCCCGAGCGCGACACCCTCT